AATCCCTGTTATAGGTTCACCTTATAGCCCTGCAAACCCTGTATCCAATAACATTAAAGACATAGAAAACTTAACATATTTTGACAGAACAGCATGGTTAAGCTCATTAGCTGCTAGTGAATGGCATAAAGATGAGATGGACAAGTGCTGGGATAGACTAAAAGGACAATTAGATGGCGTTTAATAGTTCAATTTATTATGTCTATGAGCATTTAAAGCCAAATACATCTATACCTTTTTATGTTGGTAAGGGTAAAAAGAATAGAGCATATTCTACAGATGGTAGAAATATCTTTTGGAAAAGAGTGGTTGAAAAATACAAAGGTTTTGAAGTTAAATTATTGATAGAAAATATTGACGAAGAGTTAGCATTTTTAGTAGAGCAAGAACGTATAGACCAATTAAAACGTTTAAATATTAGATTATGTAATTTAACAAATGGTGGTGAAGGTCCTTCAGGACAAAAATTTTCACAAGAAACTTTACAAAAATTATCTGAAGCTAGAAAAGGTAAAAAGAAAAGTAAAGAGTGGAAAGATAAAATATCTTTATCTAATACAGGTAAGGTAAGAACTTTGGCAATGAATAAAAGAATGAGTGACTTAAAGAAAAAGTCAGTTATGTGTATCAATACGAATCAAGTATTTCCAAGCGCTATAGAAGCTGGAAAATATTTTAATATTCATCCATCTTGTATTACTAGAGTTTGTAGAGGTCAAAGAAAATCTACTAAAAAATTACAATGGAAATACATAAATAATAAGGAATGTAAATGAGTTTTGCAAATTACACTAGCTTCGTGACAGTCGTAGAAAATTACTTAGCACGAACAGACTTATCATCACAGATACCTGACTTCATTCAAATGGCACAATACAGAATGACTAGGGATTTACGCACACAAAAGATGTTAAGTTCTACTACTTTATCTTTGTCATCAGGCACAGTAGCATTTCCTAGCGACATATTAGAAGTAAGAGAGATACATATACAGGGTAATCCTGTTATCAGATTAGAGTATCAATCACCGGACTTATTCTTTAGAGATGGTCAAACCACATTATCAGGTATGCCACATTACTTTACAATGATTGGTTCAAACTTTCAATTTGCACCTGCACCTGACTCTACAATGACACTTAGCTTATTGTATTATGCACAACCTACATTTATCTCTACAACAACAGCAAGTAACATCTATCTAGTCAACTATCCAGATGCTTTACTATACGCAACACTAGCAGAAGCAGAGCCATATTTAATGAATGATGCACGTGTTCAAACATGGTCAGCATTGTATGACAGAGCTATTGCTAATATTAAAACAAATGACTTGGGTGCAACATACCCATACACAACATTAAGTGTCACACCAAGATAAAGGATAAAAGATGGCAAAAACCAAAATTTCAGAATTTAGTACAACAGCAGCAGATAATACAGATATTACCAATATCAATATTGCTGAAGGTTGTTCACCAGCTAATGTAAACAATGCTATTCGTAGTTTAATGTCATTACTTAAAAACCAACAAGATGGTTCTAGTGGTGACCCATTTACAGTTGCAGGTACATTAGTTTCTTCAGGCACAGTTGACATTACAGGTGCATTTAGACTAGACGGAACTGCAGGTGCTTCTGGTCAAGCATTAGTATCAGCAGGTGGTAGTAATACACCTACATGGAGTACATTAGGCACAATGGCTGCACAAAATGCCACAGCAGTAGCTATTACAGGTGGAACTATTACAGGCATTACTGACTTAACTGTTGCTGATGGTGGTACTGGAGCTTCAAGTATTACAGCTAACTCTGTTATTTTAGGCAATGGTACTTCTGCATTATCAGGTAATTTAGTAGCTCCTAGTACATCAGGAAACGTATTAACATCTAATGGAACAACTTGGACAAGTGCTGCACTTCCAGCAGGTGGTGTTACATCACTTAACGGACAAACAGGTGCAATTACTGATACAGACCAATATGCGATTGGTAGTTATGTTATTGGAAGACCTCAAGATGTGGCAAATTATACGAATAACACGACCATTGCAGGGTCTTCATTATATTCAACATCGGTAAACAACGGCTCTATTGCGCGGGGTTCATCAACATGGTCAACAGGTGCAAACCAATCTCTTATCAACACTGGAACATGGAGATGCCTTGGCTCAGCTTATGGTAACGGCTCTACAGCTGGTTATCCAGGTCTTTGGGTTCGTATTAGTTAAAAGGAAAATATAATGAATTATACAAATGTAAAAAATTTAAAATGGGCAAATGCAGAACATACAGCAATTAATTGTGACGTAGACTTTGATGACTTACGAGAAGAGTTAGTGCCTTTTACTGCAGTTGCTAGTGGGGACTATGAACACTCACATAAAATCTTTGCAGAGTGCGTAGCAGGTAACTACGGTGCAATTGCAGAATATGTAGAACCCCCTGTGCCAGAATACGTACCACCACCACAACCAACTAAAGCAGAACTGCTTGCAGAACTTGCAGCATTAACAGCTAAAATCGAAGCACTAGGAGCATAACATGGCAATAATTATAGATATTAATAAAGCCAAAGAAATTACTAAAGCTAGACTTCGTGATATTACTAATAAAGTAAATGCCGTAAATACATTAGAAGAATTAAAGTTAATGGAAATTAAATAATATGTCATTAATACTTTACTATATTTATTTACCTATTAATATATGGAGTTTAAATGGCTACACAACGCATAGCATTTAAAGACTGGTTACCTGACCAACCATCTGTATTAGACGCAGTATCAGAAGCTAATAACGTTACTCCTTTAGCTATAGGATATGGTCCTTTTAAGTCAGCAGTAAACTATTCAGGTGTAGCTACAGAAGCACTTAATAATTGCTTTGCTGCTAAAGTAAATGCAGGCGTATCTGTATACGCAGGGGGTCTTACTAAGTTATTTAAAATGTCTAATACAGATTTAACTATGGAAGATGTATCTAAAGTAGGTGGATACACAGGTGTTAATAGATGGCAATTTGTGCAGTTTGGCAACTATGCGTTAGCGTCTAATGGTTCTGAAAAAATACAATATGTTGATGTAACGACATCTACAGACTTTGCAGACTTAGCAGCAGCAGCTCCGGTAGCTAAATACATTACAGTAGTTCGTGACTTTGTAGTAGCTGCTAATATAAGTAATGGCACATATCCATCAAGAGTAAACTGGAGTGATATAAACGACCCTACAGATTGGACTCCTGGAGCTGCATCACAAAGTGACTTCCAAGAACTTCCTGATGGTGGTGACATAACAGGTCTTACAGGTGGAGAGTTTGGTATTGTATTCCTAGAAAAAGCCATTGTGCGTATGTCATACATTGGCTCACCATTATTCTTTCAATTTGACACTATTTCTCGTAACGTAGGTTGTGTAGAAGGTGGTTCTATAGCCCAATACGGTGGAGTATCATACTTCTTATCAGATGATGGTTTCTATTCATGTAACGGTCAACAAGTAACAGGTATTGGTTCAGAAAAAGTAGACAGATACTTTTATGCTAATGCAAACATTGGCGATATAGATTCTATATCAGCAGCAATAGACCCAGAACGTAATCTTGTTATTTGGAATTACACAACCGTTTCTGGTAACAGAGCATTAATTATATATAACTTTGAAACACAAAAATGGTGTGAAGCTGATACAGATGTAAATGTTTTATCTACCCTTGCTACATCAGGAACATCTTTAGACGGTATAGATACAGCTTATAATGTAACAGCAGGTTCTTTTGTCGTAGGTAAGTCATACACAATTAGAAGTGTAGGTACGACAGACTATACACTTATAGGTGCAATAGCTAATACTGTAGGTGTATTATTTACAGCTACAGGTGTAGGTTCAGGCACAGGTGTTGCTATTGATATGGCAGCAAGTGCAGCAGCATTAAAGACTGTAGATACACTTACAACTACATTAGATGATAGACTATATGCAGGTGGCAAGTTCTTATTCGGTGGTGTTCGTGATACTAGAATTATCACATTTACAGGAACTAACGCTACAGCAAACATTACTACAAACGACTTAGAATACGGTTATAACTCTGTGCTTACTCTTATTAGACCTTCTGTAGATAATGGCTCTGCAAGCGTTTCTGTGGCTTCTAGACGTATGTTAGATGATACTCTTACATACGGTTCATCTGTCACAGCTAGTGAAGAAGATAGATGTGCTGTAAGAAGTGCAGGTCGTTATCATAGAGTCAGCCTTACCCCTACCGGTGCTAACTGGTTATCTGCAATTGGCATGGATATAGATTACTCTGAACAAGGAACGAGATAATGGCTCGTGATATGTACCGTAAACTACCTTGGACAGGTGGTGATGCTAGAAGTGTAGCTGAAATTGTGAACAACCTTGTTGAAGGTAAGTCTAACAATACAGGTGATATTACTTTAGTTGCAGGTGGTGCTTCATCAACAACTATTTATGATGAACGTATAGGTTATAACTCTTATATTGGGCTAGAACCTAAAACACAAACGTCAGCTAGTACATACTTCCCATACGGTGCGTTTCAAGATACGACTGACCAAAGCATAGCCACTACAACAGCTACAGCAAACATTAGTCTTGATACTACAGACTATTCTTTAGGCACAAGTTTGGTAGATGGATACAAAGTAAAAGTAGACTATTCTGGTCTTTATAATGTTCAGTTTAGTATTCAATTAGTTAATACTGATAATGCTCAACATGACTTAGATATATGGTTTAGAAAGAATGGTTCAGATGTTGCAGGTTCTAACAGTAAATTTACTGTTCCAGCTCGTAAAAGTGCAAGTATTTATGGTAATCTTATTGCAGCATTAAACTTTAACATAGAACTAGCTAAAGATGA